ATCATGATCTCCGAAAACAAATTCATAAAATATGAAGTAGTGCTTTGGATAACTGGTTTCATAATCAGACGTTCTTTAGCCAATTTCGTATTCCCGTATAGCAGCATGGCAACTTACGAATCTAGTAAAGATATTCTACTTTTACTTAATAAAGTAGCAATAGCCAAGTTGGTTCTAACGACGCGTCAGAGCAAGGAGTATGGCAATTCTGACCCCTCAAACAACAGTATTCAAGAAACAAAGGAGGAAGATGGAAATTCGCAAATTAAGTAGTCTGGATCTCAAACCAGAAGTTGAAGACTCAATTTCCCAAATGATGTCTAGAGTTGTTCAAGGTAACAACGATGTAATCAAAGGCCCCCTAGCCGATATACCTAATATCTTTGAAGAATTCAAAGAGTGGTTTGAAGCTATGCAGTCTAAGGACCCTTTAATTCCTGAATTACTGGAAGTTGAAAATTCTAATCAAGAGAAGTTCGGTGCACGTTCTATCGCTAAACCTTGGTCAGAAAGAATCGAAGGAGTTGAAGCATACTTTGATGTAGAAGGCGAAACCCTACCGCATCTAGTTCTTCCGCAAAACTCAGCAAGACTTAGACCACTAAGCTTGCAAACAGCATCTGAATATATTAAGAAGACAACCAACTCTGGTTTACCTTATTTAAAGAAGAAAGGGTTGATCTTAAAAGAAGCTGTTGCTAACTTTAAGGAACTGTTAAACCGTCAGGATCCGTGTATTCTATTCACTAGAACACAAGAGTCTGGGAAGACTAGACCTGTTTGGGGCTTTCCTGTAGCTGACACTTTGAACGAAATGATGTTTTATAGACCACTATTAGAGTTTCAAAAGAAGAGTGGCTATCGTAGTGCAGTTATAGGTCCAGAGGCAGTTGATACCTCAGTTAGCGAACTAATGAAATTCGCGTCAGCTAATGACCTAATGTTATTAAGCATAGATTTCTCCGCTTATGACACTAGTATATCGCCACAATTATCGCGCTTATGCTTTGATTACATTAAATCCTTGTATCAAGCAAACTATTCAGAGGAAATTAACTATATTTATGAACGTTTCGTTAATATAGGGTTAGTTACTCCAGACGGAATTTACGTCGG